CTCGGGTTCTTTATTGATCCCAAGGATGCTGCTGCAGACCCACGTTATGTTCCTGTCAACCTGATGACTGTAGAACACTCGTTGTTACTACAGGAACAGGCTGGGTTATCAAATGAAACAGCACGCTCGAACATTGAGATGCTGGAACTGCAGAAGGAGCAACAGCGTAAAACAAATGACGGAATGGTTGAGGCTGTGAAGACTCCCGATGCTCCGGGAGCAACAACACAGAAAGACCTGAACAATGCTCCGTCAAAGGACAACATTGACAAACGGCTTCGCAAAGCCAATAATCAGATTCAGACAGCATATCAGAACGTCATTAACGGACTGAAGCAGTATGAAGCCCGTGTCTTGGATCAAAAGAAGCAGACACGCAAAGATGATTACGATGCTGCAGTCGCAGAGTTCTATGCAGCAGACGGCAAGTTTGCGAACATGCTCCGAGAGCAATTACTCCCGTGGCAGGAAGTGGTTGAGACTCTCAACGTTCAATCGGTAATCGACGGATGGCTGTCTGATAGAAAGTACACGGAGAACATCGATGCAACTGGTTCTGAATCGTAAGACGCTTCCAAACAAGCAACAGATCGAGACCACGGCTGCCTTCAATGCTGAAGGCGAACTGATGATCTATGATTACATTCTTCCTCAGAAATACTTTGAAGGGGACACGGCTGTAACCCCTGCTGAGGTGATGAACTTCCTGCAGAATGCTCCAGCCGATCTGACTGTACGAATCAATTCCAGTGGCGGTGAAGTCGGATCTGCACTGGCAATCTACAATCAGTTGCTGGAGCATCGTGGAACGGTTACAACCATCGTTGACGGGTATGCTTTCAGTTCTGCAGGCTGGCTGGCTCTGGCTGGATCAAACCGGCAGATCTGCAACGGCAGTCTGTTTATGATGCACAACCCGTACATGTACGAAAAGATTGACAGTGCTGAAGCTGCACAGAATGCAGCAAAGCGATGGGAAGCCCACCGCGACAGCATCAAGAATATCTTCACTTCCAGAACTTCACTGACGGACTCTGAAGTTGTGGACATGATGAACAAGGAAACTTATCTCAGTGCGAATGAGGCAGTCTCAAAGGGACTGTTCCATTCAGTTCGTAATGGCAAACCTGAGACTGCCATGCTGAACTGTTTGGAGATTCCTCGTGAAGCACTTAATAAGGCCCAGATTGAAACTCCCGACATTCAGTCGCTGAGAATGCGAGTTCTGAATGTCAGGAAGAATCTGGTGCAATAATTGTTGACGTTTCTGATCGGTTTCGGTAACGTCATAACGACGCTGTAAAAGCCACTCATATAAGCAGCAGTCGCATTCACCAACAAACACGGAGGATTTTACAATGGCACGTTGCCATATTGCGGCTTTTGCTGCTGCTGCCGTTTACAATGATACGGCTGTCAAGAACGACGATGTTTCTAAGATGTCCGCGACTCAGCTTGTGGACGAACGCAATCGACTCATTACTGTCACAGAAGTATTCGACGCCAAAGGTGACAAGATCACCGGCGATGAAACGAAGCAGTACCGTGAGGCAGTTGACCGGCTTGAAGCCGTTTCCAATGCCATCACCAATACTGCAACCGGACAGCGTGAACGTCGAGATGCTTTGGTAGCCACCAGCCGTATCAGTCAGGCGACTGGCGGGATTGTCAACCTGCAGGGCGGTGTAACCACTCGTCCGCTGTGGGAAGACGACAAAGAAAAGTACGGCTACCGCAACCAGCAGGACTTCTTGAACTCGGTTGTCAACTCGTACCGCAACCGTGAAGTTTCTGACCCTCGTATGCGACGACTGGTGATGGACGCCATCGGCAGCGACGAGTTCAGCAAGGCGAACTGGGAAGCACAGGGACTGATGGTTCCTCGTGGCTTCATCAGCGATGTGATGCAGTTGGAACCGGAAGCCGATCAGTTGTCAGGACTGATGACTCGCATTCCGATGACTGCTCCGGTTGTTGATATTCCGTGCCGTGTTGACAAGAACCACACCAGCAGCGTGACTGGCGGGTTTCAGGTCTACCGTGGCAAGGAAACTGCTGCTCCGACTTTGACCAAGACTGCGATGGAATTGGTGACTCTGAAGGCCCACGAACTGAACGGTGCTGCTGCAGTCACCAATCAGTTGATGGCCGACAGCCCGATTTCGATTGCCGCTCTGATCGACGCCGGAATGCGACAGGAAGCCCGCTCGTACCGAATCGACGAACTGTTGAACGGTAACGGCATTGGCCGCCCGCTCGGTATGCTCAACGCCAACAATGCTGCCCTGATTACTGTGCTGCGTGAAGTTGGTCAGAGCACGTCTTCCATCGTCAACGGCATGAACATCCTGAAGATGCGTCAACGTGTCTGGGGTTACGACAATGCTGTCTGGCTGTGCTCGCTCGATCTGTACCCAATCATCTTTACGCTGTGCATTGAATCCCCGAACAATGCTGGCGTGATCAAGCTGTTTGCTCCGGGTACTGGTGCTGGTCTGCCTGACACTCTGCTGGGTCGTCCGGTGATCTGGACTGAGTACATGAACGGCATCTCCAGCGGCAATGATGGGAACGTAATCAGCGAATGGAACGACAACTTCCTCGCCTGCGTCAACCCGACTCAGATGCTGTTCGGTGAACGTGGTACTCAGAACGTCACTCGCTCGATTCATGTCCGCTTCCTCGAACGCGAAGAAGTGTTCATGTTCACGTCGTATGACGATGCCCGCCCGTGGTGGAAGTCAACGTTCCAGCCGAAGAATGGCGGACTCACGCAGTCTCCATTCGTTGTGCTGAGCAAGACCGCCGCAACATGATTTCGTGAGCGGGGGGCCGGGTAACTGCTTCTACCTGTGCCCTCCGCTCGCCGCCGATTCATTTCTCACAATCCCATAAGGGAGTTCAATATGGCCACTCAGAAGTTTTCGCACTTGTCCAGCAAGTATCTGGTCAAGGCACTCGGTACTCTGACGATGAACGGGAGCATCGGTAACGCTTATGTCGTTACTGAAATTCCTGACAAGGCAATGCTGGTGATCAATGACGCTGTGCTGACTGGAAACCTGACTGTGACAGTCGTTGGTTCCACGTCTGCAACTGGTGCTTCAGGGTTCACCACAATCAAGACGCATGTGTTTACGAGCGGCACGCAGAACTGTTCTGTGGAAGTTGACAGTGAAGAAGTCAGCTACGCAGAGGATCAGGCTGGTGTTGATTTCAAAACCGTGGTCTTCAGGCTTACCGGCACCAATACCAATACGGTTAAGGCTGCTGCGATGGTTCTCCCTCTGCACCGTCGAGCAAATCTGACTGCAACTGGTACTGGAACTTTGACCTGACAGCCCGGCGAGGGCGGGCATACGCCTTGGTCGTCCGTATGCCCGTCCTCAGCTTTTACATCGAGTCCGTGAAAGCGGAACAGCCGCAGTACGGTTACGGGGGTGGCTGTGCTGCGGTTTGTTTTGGAGTCACTCCATGCCGATGTATGTGAATCTTGCTCAGGAAGATCCAGTCACAACACTGGTGACTGACACCCTGATTACTCAGGTGAAGCAGAACCTAGGCTTCGACACTGAGACTGCCGACACGGACATCCCGGTTGATATTCCCGAGTTGATGCACCAGTGTATTTCGGTCTGTGATAAGGAACAGTGGAGATTCATTCTCCGCAAACCTGTGACTCTCAATCTGCCTTACGAAGCATTCGCTGCTGCAGACCGTCTGATGTTCCTGCCTTTTGGCAGAGTGACATCCATCACCACGT